CGTGCAATCGTGGCAAGAACGACCGCCTATGTCCGTTCCTGCTCTACATCAACGCACCTCTGTGCCGCAAGGGCGGGGCACGATTCTTCGACCCCGACCGCTGCTGGGGCTTGAATGGCGACGAAAACGACCCTTGCAACTGGTACGACACGGGTGCCTCGTTCCTGGAGGACATTAAGACCAAGAAGCCCGCATGCCGTGGCAAGGTGCTCAACAGGGAGATTTATACATCGTTCTTCGAGCACTTCCAAAAGGGATCGTGGCAGAACAACGGACTCGACACCCAGAAGGCATGGCTGAAGAAGTACGAAAAGCTGTGGCAACCCTCACCCCTGGAGCAGGGCATCAAGGATGTGGCCATCTGTGCCATCGGGCGCAATGAGAACAAATATGCAGCCGAGTTTGTGGCCCACTACCTGAAGATGGGCGTCAAGAAGATTTTCCTCTATGACAACGGCTTTGGCGACGAGGAACGTCTGAGTGAGGTGGTCAACGACAAGAAGGTGGATATCATCGACTGGCGCAACCGCAAGAACGAGCAGACAGCCGCCTATCAGGACTGCTACGAGAAGCACGGCCATGAGTTTGCCTGGATTGGATTCTTCGATTTCGACGAGTATCTCAATATCGGCAAGAAGAAGAGTCTGCCGAAACTGATGGAGGCTTATGGCGATGCCGATGCCGTGCTGGTGAACTGGTGCATCATCCGCGACGACGGTAGTGTGATGCCGCCCGCCACTTGCGTCAAGTACGACTGTCCCGAGGACAACCACATCAAGTCGTTCGTTCGCGGTGGACTCTTTGGCACACTGTGGGCGGGCAATCAACCCCACATTCCCACCGCCCAGGCATTGCGGTGTGTGAACCCCAGCGGCGTGGCCGTGAAGCAGGATGCCTTCACCGACTACGACTTCACGGTGATGGTGCTCGACCATCTGACCACCCGCACAGCCGAGGAGTTTGTGCAGAAGGTGCAGCGCGGCTTCCCCTGTGGCGATCGTTACACCGAAGGCTACCGCAAGAATGCCGTGGAATACTTCTTCAAGATCAACGAGCGAACGGCAGAGAAGGAGAGAATACTAAACCCTCTCCTAACCTCCCCGAGGGGAGGAATTTAACCCATCCGCGACTTTCTCCCTCCCTCGGGAGTGTTGGGGGAGGGGTTGTGGAGGAGAGTAAACCTCTGCCGCATTTTCAAGTGAACTAAAAACGAATAAAGATATGGAATTTTTCGGAAGAGATTTTTCAGTGAATTGGGGCAAGAAGCGAGAGGCAGCTCCCGCACCCATTGGAGGTGCGACGGGCGTGCCCGATACCACTGCACCCCAGAAAGACAAGGGCGTGGCTGGTGCATCGTTCCAGGAGCGCGTTGTCTATGTGCGCACGCCGATGGCCGCACTGACGGCTTCAACGCTGTATCGTGCCGTGGAACTTCGCGCCAAGAACATCGGACTGATGCCTATTCAATACCGTAAGAAGGACTTCGAGAAGGACAACTTCGTGGTGGATATGCGCGGCTTGGGCAAGCGCATTAACTACCTGCTTCAGCAGGAGCCCAATCCCACGATGAGTGCATCCAGTCTGTGGGAACTGGTCACCATCAACCGCCTGATGACAGGCAATGGCTTTGTGTATATCGAGCGCGATGAGTTCGACTTCCCCAAATACCTCTGGCTGGTGCACAACGGTGGCTATAATACCCAGACTGGCCGATACACCTTCATCCAGTATCTGAGTGACAACGGACTTGTAGAGCTGACCGACGTCGACCCGAAGAACGTGCTGCACTTCCCCAACACCTACCGCTATCAGAACGGCATTTGGGGCATCAGTACCCTTCAGTTTGCCATCGAGACCCTGAGTCTGCAAAAGACCCTGGCTGCACAGAGTCTGGACACAGCCTCCAAGGGTGGTCGCGTGAAGCTGCTGATAGGCGAACAGCAAAGCGGCACTATGAGTCCCATTGCGGCAGGCATGTTCGACAAGAGCGAGATGGACAAGTATGCCGAAGAACTGCAAAAGAAGATGTATGCCGGCCAGGACGTGCTGGCCATCCGTGGACTGGGTGAAGTGAAGCAGATCAGCATGACTCAGGCCGAGATGCAGGCCATCGAGCAGATAGGCTTGACAGACGATGCCCTGGCACGTTTCCTTGCCACGCCTCGACCACTGCTGATGCTCGACACCAACAGTCACTATACTTCCTATCAGGACGCCACGATGGAATACCTCACCCGCACCATCATCCCCGATGGCAAGGAGATGGAAAAGGAGTTCTTCCGCAAACTGATAGGTATGGACGGTTACGGCATCCGCGACATCCATGTGTGCGAAAAGCCACTGATGACAATGGACCCGACGGCCAAGGCAAAGTACTACGAGAGCATGCTGCGCACGGGCATCATGACCGTGAACGAAATGCGCCGCGAGGAAGATATGCCGAACGTGGGCGACAAGGGCAACATCGTCTATGTGCTCACCAACCTGGCAGAGTTGGGCAGTGCCAAACTTAGAGACGTGGCTGGCGGTGGCCGACCCACCACTCAGGAGCCACAGCAAGAACCGAAAAAAGACGATTAATAAGAAGGGTGCAACCCTTTATACTATAAAAGGTTTTGAAGCTATGAAAATGAACCAAAAGGAAATCGAGGCCGAACTGGAGCGAGAGATTCAGGAAGGCCAGAACGCACGCAACCGCCGTGTGCGTCGCGCGGTAAACCCCAACCGCACTTATTAGCGGTAAGTAGTAACGTATTTAAAAATCGAGATAAAAAATGAAACAGACACGATTTATCCCCATCGAGACCTGCTGCTTGCAGTTGCGCGAGCCACAGGAAGGACAGACCGAGAGTCGCACCGTGAAGGGCACGCCCATCGTCTTTGGCGTTCGCAGCGTGAACCTGACACCGTACAGCGACGAACATGAAGTCTATGAGGTGCTGGAGCCTGGTTGTATCACTAACGACCTCTTGATGAGTTCCGACGTGATTCTGAATCTGAACCACTCCAACCTGGTTCCCGATGTGCTGGGCCGCTGCCGCAATGGTAAGGGTACCCTCGCACTCGAACTGCACGAGAATAACGTGGAATGTGAGTGCAACCTGCCTCACACCAACAATGCCAACGACGCCCTGGAGTTGATGAAGCGTGGCGACATCACCGGCATGTCGTTCGCCTTCGAGGACGACTACAAGGACTCAGAGAATGGTGTCAGCTACGAGCGCACCAACGAGACCCACAACGGTAAGGAGGTGTGGATTCGTCACGTGAAGCGCATCATCGGACTCTACGACGTGGCCATCGTCACCCATCCCGCCTACGAGCAGACCAGCGTGGCCGTGCGCGAGCAGAGCGAACGCATCGACAAGGCCATTGAGGAATGCCTGAAGCGCGAGAAGAACGATAAGGAGGGTCAGAAGCAGCGCGAGGAAGCCGAGCGCAAGGCCAAGGAGGAGCAGGAGCGCAAAGAGCGTGAAGCCAAGGAGAAGGCCGAACGTGAGGCACAAGAGCAGCGCCAACTCGAAGAGCAGGAGCAGCGTTTCCGCGAGCAGCGAGCCTTGCGCTTGCGTGCCCAGCGCCTCCGTCGTGAAATCGACTTTGAATCACTTTAATTATTAACTTCATAAAACATTTTTATCATGGCAAAAATGACAAAAGCAGAGATCCAGAAGCGTCAGGAAGAGATTATGACCAAGCTGGACGAAATGGATGAGAAGACCAACGTGCGTGAGGCGAAAATTCGCACCCTGATTTCTGAGGAGCAGAAAGGTTCTATTACTGACGAGCAGAAGCGCGAATTGGAGTCCTTGAAGACCGAGCAGCGTAATCAGGACATGGAGTACGACGTGCTGTTGCGTGAGTCATCAGGTCTGTCAGCCCGTTCTAAGGCTATGGCCAGCGGCAAGGAGTTGGACCAGATTCGCGAGCGTGAGGATCATGGTGCGAAGATTCGTGAGCTGATTAACGACTGCTACACTAACCGTCGTGCAGCTAATGCCACAACCATACTGGCTAATGCTATCACCTCTGGCGATGACCAGAACGAGAAGGCCAACCTGGAGGCAGGTGGTCTGATTCCCGTGGAGATTCGCCCCATCATCGACACCAAGGTTCCCGGCACTGAGCTGCCCGAAGACCTTGTGATGGTGACTGGCGTGACTGGCACTCAGGTGATTCCTTATTCTATCAACGACGTGAAGTTTACCGTTGAGGGTGAGGTAACCAAGGTAGCTGAGCAGTCGCTTGACTTCGCCAATATTCAGACCTCTCCAAAGCGCGTTGCTGCAAGCGTTCCCGTCAGCCGTCGTGCTGTCGCTCAGGCCGCTTTCGACATCGTGGCTTTCATTACCTACAAGTTTCAGAAGGGTTGGGCACAGTTCCGTGCACTCCACATCTATGCTCATGGTGAGTATGCCAAGTTGCAGAGCCCATTCGCACAGGTAGATGTTGTTGAGTTGACTCTTGACGAGAACATCGGCAAGAACCTGGCCAAGGAGATTGCCAAGATGTACGACCTCGGCTTCGAGGGTGATCCCGAAATCATCATGGACAAGACCACCGAGGTTGACCTGAAGTTCACTAAGCTGATCCCTGGTACTACCGACAGCAACCGCACCGTCATTCAGGATGGTCAGTGCGTAGGTTATCGTTACCATATCTCTCCATTCATCGACTACGCTATCGCCAGCAATGGTGTTGCTACTAAGGATGCCACCTACCGTTACATCGGTATCGGTCACTTCGGCTACCTGAACGAGCAGGTGTACGCTGATGGTATTGAGTTCAATATCGACGGAACATCTCAGGCTAACTTCGACCGTAACGTCATCGGTCTGGGTATGGGTCTCGACTACTCACTGGTTGAGCTCAGTTCTAAGGTCAACGGCAATACCTCTGGCAAGCCTCAGGCATTCAAGTTGATCAAGCTCGTGGAGCCCGTTTCAAGTTCGAACATCTAAACTCTCTGATATGTCTCATCTTCTGGGGTAGTTTCGCCATCGGGCGGCTCCAATGCACGAGCAAAGGTTGCACCGTCCGATGGCTCCCCTGGAGGGAGAGAAAATACGAAACAAGTAAAAATAAAAACAAGTCAAACTGAAAGATGCAGCGTCTCGACAAACTCTTCTTCGATGCCATCACTGCCGATGAGGAACTGATGGAGGTCGTGGGCCGTCGTGTGAAGTCCACCTGTTATGAGGTGGCTCCAGGCGAGAAGGACACCACACCACTGCCATACATCATCGTGATGGATGAAGGCAAGGCCCCCAACGATTCGACGAAAGACGACAACGAATGGTTGCCCAGCAACTGGAACGTGGCAGCCGGTGTTGAGGTGGGTGCTAAGAGTCCCAACCAGGTGGACGACATCATCATGATGGTGATGAAGGCCATTGCCCGCTATATGCAGGGACTGGCAGAACAAGGCGTTTGGATTCCCCGACCTAAACCCGAATTCCCACAGACGCAAGGCACATCGTGGGATTGGCAGAAGCCCTGCTATTTCGACATAGTGCATTATCAGTGCGACGTTAATATACAAGACGATGAGCAATAAGACGGACAAGAACATGCAGCCCGCCCATGTGGAGGAGCTGCTGAAGAGCGGCAAGACCGTCCTGAGAGCAAAGACGCACGAGGAGTTGGGCGAGATGCTCGCCGCCATCCCTGCCGATTGTAAGTATGCCGTTGGTGCTATTGGCCGTTCTCACGACGGTTGCACCTTGACACTTCAAGTAGAAATCACTAAAAAATAAGATAATATGAGAGCTTTAAAAGGACAAAACGTAAGAATCTGTATTTGGGACACAACTGCGGAGAAATACAAGGTAATTGGCATGTCGACGGGGTGCACGATTACTGAGTCGAATAATCTCGATAACAGTAGCCATAAGGACATCGTGGGCGCTGCTGCCATGCCTCAGGTAACGAGTAAGACGTGGCAGGTCAGTGTTGAATCGCTCGACGTGGCCGACACCGCCGCCATTCTCACCGCCATTAAGAGTATGGAGCCGATGACCCTGATGTGGGACGAGACTTCAACGAGTAACAACCAATCACGTGCCAAGGCTGCGTGGGCCCGCAAAGGTTTGGCCTTTTTAAATGACGTGACGTTTCAGTTTGATAACAGAACGCTCGCCCAGAAAAGCCTCCAATTTGTCGGCACCGGAGCGCTGGAGACCATTCCTGCATCAGAGGCCACCGATGTGATTCCTTTGGGCAGCTTTACCTATGGCGAGAGTGTCCGTCTGTTCATCAGCAGCGACAACACCGCAGCACCTTCTGCTGTCATTGCCGCAGCCCGTTCGCTCAGTCTTCATGTGTCTGTCAGCTTGGAGAACGTGTCAACGAAGGATACCACAGGAATATGGGTCTACAACGAGGCCACCGAACTGAGTTACGACATCTCTACTGGCGCACTGGTTCGCTCAGGCGAAAACATCACCTCGCAAGTGGCCGCTAAGGGCTTGTCTGACCTCCAGACGCTGTACGAGTCGGGTCTGCCCTTCAAATGGAAGATTGCCAACGTGGGTGGTGACAACAACCGTACTGCATCGAGCACGATCGTGAGCGGCAGCATCAAGATTGCCACCCTCACCCAGAACGACCCGAACCGCCAGACGGCCGACTTCACCATGAACGCCAACGGCTATGGCGACTTCGAGGTGGCAGCATAGAGTTCATAGTTCATTATAAAATATAATTTAATGTCAAGGCGAGGCCCTTCGGGGCTTCGTTTTTTTTACCCCTCCCCATCCCTCCCGAGGGAGGGTGCAGTAAACCTTAACCCCATTTTCGCCCTAACCATAAAGGACAAAAAATCAATAAGATATGAAATGGCTTAGTATTGAATTTATCAAGGAACACTCGAAGATTGACTTCTCGAACGAGGAAGGTCTGTTGGAACTCTGTGGCGATTCGGCCGAAGAGACCATCATGGACATCACGCGCCGGTCGTATGAGGAGCTGAAGGAGATGGGCGGCGGCAAGATACCCGCCAAGTTGTATGAAGCAGGACTGATGCTGGTGGAGAACAGTTACGTGAACCGCTCGCCATCGAGCACGCAGCAGCTCTATGCCGTGCCCCACGCCTTCGACATGAAAATCAAGAACTTTATTAAACTTACAGATTAGTTATGGCAGAACTCAAGATCATACAGGGTGGCACTGAGGCCAAATGCTTCATTGACATCAAGAACGTGGCGATGGAAGATATCAATTTTAAACTGGAATTGGTGTACGGCTATCGCCGCAATGTTATAGAGATAGCGAAGGACGATATGCTGCAAGACACGCAGGGCCGTTGGTTCTTTATGTTCAACACCACGGGCATCATCGGTGTGGTGACAGCCCGCTGCACGTGGGAACTGAGTGACACCGACTGCCCCGATAGCGAGCGCACCAAGGTGAACGAACAGCCGCTGTGCTTCGTGGCTGCCACGGCCCACACCGTGCTGCTCACATGCCCAGCCGCCCAGGAGAATCAACCGGTGGTCTATACCTTCACCGACGAGAGCGACATCAGCAGCGAGTATGTGCGTTTGTGCGATTGCGACGGTCATCCCCTGGTCACCGATGACGACCTCTACCTCTACGTGCGCACCGATGCTGTTGAGCAGGTGCAGGAGTCGCTCAACAATCTTCAGAACATTAACAACGATTAAAAAGATAACATCATGGCAGATTACAGATTGATTCAGACTGGCGCACAGGTTCAGGCATTGCTGAACCGAGTGCCCGAACTGGCAGCCGAGGTGCTGCAAAAGTACACCAAACCCGTGGACGGCATTCCCAACACCGACCTGACCGAGGCCATTCAGTTGGCACTGGCCAAGGCGATGACGGCCTATCAGAAACCCGAGAATGGCATCCCCGCTAACGACATGACCGCAGCCGTGCAGACACTGCTCAACGCGGCAAGCACGGCCTATCAGAAACCATCGGGCGGTATTCCCGCCTCAGACCTCGCCACGGCTGTGCAGAACCTGCTTAATCTGGCGGGCTCGGCCTATCAAAAACCCGTCACGGGCATTCCCTTGACCGACCTCACCGCCAGCGTGCAGGCCGCCATCAACTCGGCCTCGCAAGCGGCTGCTGATATCGCGGCAGAGCGCTTGGCCCGCGAGCAGGCCGTGAGCAGCGAGGCAGCCAGCCGCATGGATGCCGACGCCACACTGCGTGCGCTGATTCAGCAGGTGACAAACTCGCTGATTAACTATTACCTGAAGAGCGAGACCTACAGCCGCTCGGAGGTAAACGTACTCATCCAGGCCATCCGTCAGTTCCAGTACAAGGTGGTGGACACCCTGCCCACGGCATCGGCCGACACGGTGGGCTTTGTTTATCTGGTGCCCAGCACGAACCCTAAGACGAAGAACGTGAAAGAGGAGTATATCACCATCAGTGAAGAGAGTGGTGGCGAAACGACGTACTATTGGGAACACATAGGAAGCACGAACATCGACCTGAGTGGCTACTATACCAGTGCGCAGGTGGACGCTCTGCTGAACAACTACTCAACCACGCAGCAGATGAACCAGGCCATCACCAATGCCCTGAACACATCCCTGGCTTCTTATTACACCAAGGAGCAGGTGGACGCACTGAACACCGCCATCAGCAACCGCATCCTCTTCCTGGAGCGCGGACTTGGCAAGTATGACAACACCCGCACTATCACCCTTCAGCAGGCCACGGCTGGCAAGTACGTCAACGTGAACGGTCAGGAGGTAAGCGCCAGTGGATACGGCATTTCATCTGAGGTGCAGTTGAATGCGGGTGACATCATGCTGGTGCCCAGCTCGGAGGCAGTGCCTGCTGATGTGAGTCTGTTTGCTCGCATCGTCACAAGAACCTATCAAAAGGTAATCAACTATGCGTACACCTATCGCCAGGACTATCCCGAACTACCCGAAACCGCCACGGCCGACTACGACCAGACGCTGGTATATACGGCACAGTACGACGAGACAGGCGACACACCCGTACTCACCGGATGGACCCGTGCAGGACAGACCTACACCACACTGCCCGCCACCCGCGAGGTGACAGAATCGTACTACGAGCCGTTGATGAAGCAGGCCGTGGCCGCGATGCCTTCAACGGGTTACTATGTGTATCTCTGCCCCACCACGATGACCATCGTCATCAGCGGTTACACCGCCACCGTCAACGGCGGTCAGGCACTGGTGGTAGGTCTGGGTATCTTCAAGAACATCGCCACCAACTTCATCGGGGCACCAGGACAGAGTGTATTGGCTCAGACTTTCGCTGATATCTTCGGACTGATTGACGGACTGGTGGAGAATGTGAAACACATGGGCAAGTTCAAGGCCACGGAGATTGACCTGGAGGAGATGCCGAAGGTGTGCGGTTATCCGTTGGTGGTAGAGGGCGCAGGTGCTCCCGCCATTGTGCCGCGATTCGTGGGTCAGCGCTATCATGACACTACGAACAACAAGTGTTATGAGTGCTTCCGCGTGACCAACGCTGTGAGTGATTGGGTATTGTTGAATTAATAAAAAAAATGAAAAGATATGGCAATTAAGAGTTATGCAAACAAGCAGGCTTACGACGCAGCCGTGAAGCCTACGATAGAGAGTCAGGTGTCGATGTTGGAGACCACCCGCGAGATTCTGGTGGACGGTGTGAACGTGATCACCACCGAACCCACGCCAGGCGACCTTGTGATGCTCGACGAGAGTAATCAGGTGCAATTCCTGAAGGGTGGCTCGTGGATTCAGAAGGCCAACATCCCAAGCACGTGGGTGCATGTGGGCTACGTGGTGACTCGCAAAGGTCGCCAGGTGTTCATCATCGACAAGACTGGTACCGACGAGAAGTATGCCGACGTGGTACAGTTCAAGCTCGACGACCCCACACTCGACGGTGCAGAACATACCGCGAGCATCGGTGTACGCGTGACTGGCGGCACGTCGGCAGGTTACGAGAACAACACCACCATCAGTTACACCTATGCGGCCACCACCTTGGCCGATGTGGTGACTGCTCTGAACGCTGCCATCGACGCAGCAAAGGCGTCGCTCGGCTTCACCAACGTACTGTGGGCTTACATGGCCGACGCCAACGGCAACAAGGTGGATGCAGCAGCCAACGCCACGCAGATCATCGTACAGTTGGACACCTGGGACGACTATCGCCAGTACGCATGCGCTGGTATGACGCACATCACCTGGGGTGACATGCCAGCCAGCGACATCTATTGGAAGAACGATGGCGGATGGACAAACTATTGGGGTGTGCAGAACCGCGCACGAACACGCGCATGGGCCGTCAGCAATGGGCGCATTCCCACTTCGATGGAGCCCGTGGTGAAGAATGGCAATGATGCACCCGTGCGCCCATCGTGCTTCGAAGACCCCACAGCAACTGGTTATGAGTTCTGTGCAGACATTCGTGCAAAGTTTGGTACCTACGACAACTATCTTCACTATGGTCTGGGTGTGATGTACCCCCAGAAATACGGCTCGTTCGCTCTTGGCGGCGGTGCAGCACTCACCGCCAAGTACGGCCCGATGACGGCACCCACCAAAGCAGGCAGCACCAAGGCTAAGTTCCCCGCCATGAACAAGGCTTATATCCTCTCTTACAACAACGACCTGCTGAAGAAGGGCAAGTGGTTCATGCCAGGCTGTCTGGAGGGATGCGAACTGATGAACGACGAGACGCTGGCCATCCTTGCACCATCCATTACCAAGATGGGCACCACGGCCATCAATAACGGCACGACCCGTTGGTTCGCTGAGAGGTGCAACGTGTACTACGCTCGCTTTTTCTACGGTTACAGCGGGGTTCTCCACGCTTACCGCGTCGATAACAGGCTTCGTGCGCAGGCGGTCACGCTTTTAGACATCTAAATCTCTAAGGGCGGGAGACTTCCCGCCCGTCTTCCTGCACCGCCCGTCGTGAGCGGGCGGTGCTTACACTTAACACAAATTATAAACACATTAAACCTTTAAAAAGTGAACACCCAGAACAACAACAACGTTAATAACGTTGACAACTACGATGCCTATCTTCAGAAGGCATACGAAGAACAAACGGATTTATACAACAACAAACATCAGCATAAACCGAAGCAAGGCAAGCGCGAGTGCAGAATCAAGAGTCGCGGTAACGGCGCTCAGAACGACAAGGATTCTATTCTCGTTGAAGCAAAGAACCTGCTCAAAACACTTCATTATTTTATGCCAAATATCACCGTCACACAGCGACGCGAGGGTGCCTATCACGAAATGAAGATGGCCACGCTCGACTTGATTAAAATGTTCTGTAAGGCACGAAGCAACCCAGAGATGCGTCAGATGTATATCGACGATATGATTGGCGATATGGGTGTGACAGATGCCATGTTCGACGAGTGCATCCAATTGGGAGTACTAACCGATAAAATGAAACTAAAAAATAGCCCGCCACATGGATAGGATGGACGAAGGCATTAAGCGATGGCGCAATGCTACCGACAGGCGGCAGTCAAACTTCATGAGTCAAACTGGTGGGAGGTCGGCCCAAGCGTAAGAGTTCACCAGTAGTTATGATTGTAGTAAAAGGGGTGGCGGCTGTCATTTACAGCAGAACTTAGAATGCCCACCCGACCGGCACGAACCGTTGGTTCGCTGAGAGGTACAACGTGAACAACGCTCGCTTATTCAACGGTAACAACGGGAATCTCAACGCTAACAACGTCAATAACAGGAATCGTGCGCAGGCGGTCACGAATTTACGTTAATCATGCTTTTACAAATTAAGTTATTATGACTGAAGAAGAGGCTTTTGGATTTCTGGTGCGCGTGATGTACAACACCCGACAGAACAAGCGATACGGCGGCGACAGTGTGGCTTTTGAGTGGCACTGGTCGAGCCGCTTGGTGAGGATGATGGACGCGCTACTGACAAGAACTTTTAGCATTGACTGGAACTATGCTTTCTTGACATCCTATCCGAAGTGGCGGGAAATTTTTGCCACTATATTCCAGGGTCGCATGGCAGATCATCTGCTGTGCGACATTCTTTCTCCCTATATCGAGTGCGAACTTCACGACCGCACCTTCAACAACCGAAAGAAAAAAGGCGCTCAAGCGGCCGTGAACCAGGTGATTGATGACATCTGTGAAGTGACGGAGTGCTATACCAAACCAGCACGTGTCATCAAATGGGACTTAAAAGGATTCTTCCCGAACGCACTCTGCTCGGAGATGCAGCGGTATTTCGAGAAGGTCATCGACAAGCATGCCGACCGGATTGTGACAGACTATGACGAGCCCGAGCTGCCTGCATTCTTGAAATGGTTGGCCATGAAGTGTGTCAACAGCAACCCGGCAGCACATTGCGAGTTGCGCACACCACGACCGCTGTGGGATATACACATACAACCTGAGAAGTCGCTACTGATGACCAACGACCCACGCAAGGGCGCACCCATCGGACGTATGTCGTCGCAAAACGTGATGGGCTTATATCTGAACGACGAGGTGCGATGGCTTAATGATGAGTGTGGTATTCGCTCCACATTGTTTATGGACGACTGCGTGGAGGTGGTGCCCGAACATCTGCACGGCTATGCGCTGTCGTTATTTCCAGAGTTGCGCAGACGATTGGCCGCGAAGGGTATCCGACTGAACGAAAAGAAGTTCTACGACCAACCCTATCAGCATGGTCTTGAGTTTCTGGGCTCGCACATCCACCCGTGGAGCATCATCCTGAACGACAGAACATGGGCACGATGTCTGGAGCGCATTGCGGAGTACAACAGACTCACAACGATTGAGAAATACGAACACCTCGACCACTTCATCTCTACTGTCAACTCCTACACGGGTCTGCTGAAGAACCGCACGTCGTACAAGCGCATCATGCAGTTGAAAGACACCATCGGCAGCGAGTGGTGGCAGTGGCTGGCGTGGGACCAGCGCAGACAGTGCGTGGTCAGTAAACCTGAATATAGTTTTCGGGCGAGGTTATGTAAAAAGTATCACTTAAAATTGAAACGATTATGAAGGAATCAGAAATCATCGAGGCCATCAACGCCCAGGAGACCATCGTGCTGGACCGCGAGGCGCGTCTGACGGCCACCGATTACATTGCGGCAAAGATTGCCGAGGGTAAGGCCACAAAAACGGAGTATAAAACCCAGATAGACGAGCGTCAGCAGTGGCGTGACGACATCAATGCTGCCCAGGCCGAGATTGACCGTCTGAAAACGCTTGAGCCCGACCCCGAGGACCATCCAATCGACTGACCCCCTCCTAACCTCCCCGAGGGGAGAAACTTGACCCCTCCACGACATTCTCCCTCCCTCGGGAGGGTCGGGGAGGGGTTGTTTTTTACCACGTCCCCTGAAACGAATCTTCCCACGTGTCATTGAGAGAGATAGACATCTTGCCCTCAGAACCGAACAGCTGGCCGCTATATTCCGTGATGCGATTCGCCTTGAATGGCGCATCCTTAATCACGGCCTGACCGATGACAGTCTGGTCGGCCTTCTGCGAGCGGATGCTCACGTCGGTGGTCCACTCGTCGGAATCGCTGAAGCCATAGATACTCGTCTGAAGTCCCGTTTTGCCTATCTCGGATGCAGGAATGGTGATACTCATCGGTTGGAAAGTCTTGGCGGCAGTGGGCGTGCCGTCGGTGTAGTCGAATCCGTAATACCAGGTGTTTGGCGTCACGCTGATGGTGGCAGTACCATCGGCCACGGCATCAATGAAAGTCAACCGTAATCGGGTGACCACTCTATCAAGCGTCACGGCACGGTTGCCGTTCGACGTGCTCACCACCGAGACCTCATAGTCCTGATAAAACGTGTCGAGCACTTTGTCAAAGGTGATGGTCTTAGCATCCGTGTCGAGCTGGGCACCACCGCCACGACTGGCAATGAAATACACATGATGCACGCCATACTTCAGATTCATGCTCGGCTGGCCGAAGTCCTCGGCCGTGTTGTCGCTCTGGTGCAACTGTTGCACGAGTTGTCCTCCAACATAATCGAGCACCCAGACATCCGTCAGGTCTTTGCCATCAGCCGAGAGATACCCAGCAGCACGATGGCTCACGGGCTTCCATTCGTTGCTGAAGTCGCCCTTCAGGGTGAACGTGAACTTCTTCACGCGTGATTGGTCGGGCACCACGAGTCCAGAGTCATCCACCTCAGGTTCTTCACTCTCAATCAATGGTCGTTCGCATGCGGCAGTCATCATCACGGCCACTGCCAGGGCCGAAAAAGAAAAATACTTCATAATGTTATGGTTTAGAATTTTAATGTTTGCCTTATGGCGAGTGCAAAAGTAATAAATCTGGAAAAGAATAAGCAACAATTAGAAATAATTTTATCCAAGAATTAGAAAAAAATAATTATTTCCTATTGTTGAGCAGAATTTTTGCCTATTGTTTCCAATTCTTTTCCCAATCCTCAGTAAACCTAAAACATGTTTTTTCTTGTTCGTTGTAACATTATTCACATTAAAAGGAACTACAATGGAAGTAAAGGAAGTAAAAATCACGACCGCCGCAAAGAACGGCGACAAGAAGCTGGTCAGTGTGATGCTGGGCTACTGCTTCGCAACAGAAATCAGTTATAAAATTCTGGCCGAGGAGGACATTCACGACTTTATCCGTGAAGCCATCGAAGCCATCCAGGACAACCGCATGCCCGACACAAGAAAGAGCATCTACCTGATCATGGCGGCCATGCAAGCCTACTACGAGAGTGTCAACAAGAAGGTACCCATCACGGACAAAGACCTGATGTACAACATGACGGCCGCAGAGATGGGCACAGCCGTGGGCACTATCATCGGTCTATACATGGAGATGAACCGCACCCCAGCGGGCGACGATGCCGACAAGAAGGATGAGAAAGACACCGACGACTCAAAAAACGCCTAAGCGCCTACGACCTATACCAACTGTTCGTAGGCGAGATAGGAATCCCCCGCCGTGAGTTCTTGTACGAGATCAAGGCATGGGAGGCGCGTCGCATCCTGAAAGGCTATCAGCGCCGCAATGCCCTCCAATATCAGCTCCAGCGCATGCAGGTGTGGGCATCCATGTTCTGCATGGGCAACCCCGAAAAGAAACTGCCCACCGACATCATCCATCTTTACTTTGATGATTGGGACAAGCAAGTGGCCCCCGTCGACGAGGACGAGGTGCGCGAGATGCAGGACCTGATAGCAGCCGAGAACCGCCGCATCATGCGCCAGGCGAAGCGTCAGCGAAAGAAAAAGTCCGAATGATGCGCATCGTTCGGATTTTTTCACTATCTTTGCGGCAGATATTATCAACAACTTAAAACTACAAGATTATGAAAAAGATTTTTTTAGTGTTCGCCATGATGATGATGGCGATGGTGGGTAATAGTCAGACATGGGAACGCGTAGAAGTGCCTGGTGACGAATTGAAAGGAACACCTGATATGGTAAAATACCGCATAAACAACATGGAAACCCTTCAGAGTATTATGTTTTACGAGGGCGGTAATGAATGGTGGGTTAGCGTTGGCGGTAAAGTGTTCCAGCCAGACAAGAGTGGACGCATGGTAAAGAAGACTCAGAATTTTGTAACCTATGCAACAATCGGACTATATGACTCTGAAGGAAATCTCGTAGAGAAATTTGAGGACTGCATGCTGGAATTGACCAACGGAATGCGGGTAGCTGGCGTCTTCGATGCGAAAAAGAAGGGCGTGTGCGAGGTTGTTTCATACATCACGCAACACAAAGGTAGCGTGAGAATCATTATACCGACGGTTATAGGAGAAGAGTTTGATTTACGAGTACCATGCTTAAATAACGAATAAAGGTTGCAGCATATTATTGAGGGAGTATTCCACAAAAGAATGCTCCCGTTTTTTTATGCCATACAGTAAACCTTTGCGGTGTTTTTGCGCAAAGGTATATAATCGAAAAATAAAAGAATATGGCAGATTTAGTTGCACGACTTAAAGTCGACTCTTCTGAATATGATGCGAAAATAAAGCGAGCCGCGCAAGGCTTGCAGCATTTCGTTCAATACCAGCATGAGGCTGGCGATGTTATCGGTCGTCTGGTTGGAAACACAAGGAAATACGTCGAAAGCCTGGGAAGCATGGAAACGGTGTCAAAGACTGCACGCGGGCGTGTGGCCGAATTGACATCTGCCTTCACTGATTTACGCGCAGTTTACAATTCACTGAGCGACGAAGAGAAGAACACTAAAGGAGGTTTTGGCGAAACTCTGAATAAGCAGCTGGAAATCCTGAAGGGACGCATCAATGATGCCAAAAGCGAACTGCAAAGCATTGATCAAGAATTGGGCAATACTAAGCAGTCGGAGGATAAGACTGCCGGAGGACTTGAAGGTCTCACGTCTGCCCTTGGAATCAATATCACCAAGTTGGCTGGATGGGGTGCTGCACTTGGCGCTGCAAAAGGTGCGCTGGAAGTGGCAAAGGATGCCTTCTTTGCATCAGAACAGAATCTGGATGATTGGGATCGTATGGTATATTCTGCACAGAGTACCTACGAAGGTTTCTTGACGGCTCTCAATACTGGCGATGTTAGCGGATTCCTTGGAAGAATCAATCAGATAGTAAAAGCTGCGTCTGAAGCATACGATGCGCTTGATGCGCTTTCTACACAAAAAGCTCTTAATAACCCAGCTATTCAAGTACAACAAGCTGAGAACGCCCGCATGCAAGCCATGATTCGCACAAAGCGATACATAGCTCCATTGGACGGGCGCCCTGCCGCTATGCAAAACGGTCAACTGCTGACTAACGCGCAGTTGAAAGCATTGGAGCGTCATCTTGAAAATGGCATGAAGACGCTCAATACCTACATTAAGAAGGAAGTTGCAGCTACCACCAGGGCCATCGAAGCACTGTACAACGAACAGGCACAGCGCCTCGGTATGAGCAGGAAAGAGTTCTTGGAAGGAACGGCCAACTATGATGTCTTCAAAGATCGTCTCGACAAAGCAAAGAAATACTATGAGTTTGAGAGTGAGCACACAAAAACACTCACACAGACTACTTCTTCAGGCGTTGCTTATACGACGAGACTGCGTGACGAGGCTGTAAACCCTTACACGGCATACAAGAACTGGAACGTATTCAGGGACGACGGAGAACTCTTCAAGAAGATTAACGAGCTTATTGACCAGCGTGCCGCTGCCATGACGCAATCGTTCTCTCAGCAGGCTGGAACTTATAAGTCCATCAACCGACTGGAGGGCATCAAACCTGGATTCGAAAAAGAAACAGATAAGGACAAAGCGCAAAAAGCTGTCAATGATGCCCTGCTCAACTATCAGCAAGCCATCGACAAAGCCGCACTTGAATTGAAGAGTGGCGCCATCACTGAAGCCGATGTTAAAAAGAAGAATTTATCCGCGCAGGAGGCTCTATATGATGCCTATGGAAAAGCTTACGCCACATACGCTGACCCGAAATACAAAGAAGCTCAAGAAAAAGCTGCTACCGAGATTATTAAACTCGGAGGCGAAGTAAAGAACACGTCAGAAGCGCAAGAGGCCCAGAAGAAAGCTGCCCGCGAATTGGAGCAGGCTCAAAAGAAAGCTGCTGAAGAAGAAAAGAAACGCGCTCTGATGGTGGCGAGATG